CACAAATTTAATCCAGCTCAGGGTGTAGTAGAGTTGTCGCGAGGTCAGCTCTTAAGATCCGAAGATCCTCTTATATTAACATTTCACTCCCTTACAACGGTCACACCAGACCCATATGTTCTGGTCACCCGTTGGCGCACCGGTATCCGCCGAGATGCGAGGTAGTAGTGTCAACACGAACCTTGATAAGAACGACAGGATTTAAGTCGCAATACTGGTTTCAGACAGCCAATTAAGGCAAGCTGTTCCAGCAGCTGGAAGGATTTTAAAGCACGCGCTTCCTCCCACATCAGATAAATCTGGTGGTTGTGTTACTCTAGGTAACTGCAGATTGGACAAAATGGCTAGTTCCGTCCTGTTAGGGCTAAGATGAAGCTTGCGGTATAGCCAGCTCAATCTCGTAGTCCACCCACAATTCGCCCACTATGGTCGATGCGGGTGTGACTCCCTGAGTAGCAACAGTTAGATTACCTACGTCGTAGGTTTTGATGTCCTGGTTGGAAGCTAAAGCAGAACTGCGATTATACAGTTGCTTCGCCGCCTCAGGCAACTTTGTTTGACAAGTCGCCCACACATTACATCTAGCTGCATTTTGGGATTGCAGCAACTTTGCTTTTGAACTAGGGAGTGCATCGGCAGCATCCATATCTATGGCTAACATAACTGAACCTGGTGTAATGGAGCCAACAAGTGACTCGAAGTGATAGGTCAATTTCTTGATTCTATACTTCTCAAAGTTCTTAGCTATGGTACTGAGCCATGGAAATGTACTCATCCCTGGATTGATAGGGAGTTGTGTGGCATTGAAGGCTGTTGTTGCAGCGGAAGTGATGTCTGAGACATACTCCCGGTGGATTACAACCATGCTACCGTTTTGGCTCCTCATTGTTGGAGCTCGTTGTCTTATGCTACCTCCATAGGCAACTGCAACTTGACGCTGGGCGCCGTTCATGCTTCCTTGAGCACCTGACTTCTGCTTGCCACTCTTGGTGGACTTCGTTGTCTGCTTAGACTTGTTGTTGTTGTTGTTAGGCATGTTGGATTAACTATGAGTGTCGCTATACAGATTCTCCGCTAAGATAGTTAGTCAAGATAAAAGAGAGAGTGATGTTTGTTGTCTCGTTTATCGGCCGGCACCTCCCGGTGCGGTGCAAGCCCAAGTAGTTGGTCTCCTGTCATTTCTGACATGAAACGTTCTGCTTCAAATTGCTCTTCAGGTGTTATACCAAAGGCAAGACTAAAATCTTCGCGCGCTTGATCTGTAATAACAGATGGCTCCGCAATCCAAGGGTCGGTTTCCCCTCCCAACCGGTAAAGGTAAGAACGAGGAAGTTCACTCAGTAACGTAGGATGCGCCCTCCTGAGTAAGAGCGCAAACTCCTGCAGTATAGGAACTCCGCTGTTGAGTGCCATGTGACACTGTCCAACGGTAGCTACATATGCGGCTCGAAAAGGTAATGCCCACACCTTTGGGTGAGTAAGAGCTTTGCCCATTGTTCGACCTGGTTTAAGAATCATTTTGAGTTTTCCACCGACGCGAATCGGCTTACAACCACAAAGTTCAACTTCTTGCAGGTTCCTGGCAATACTCTCAATCTTAAGCTCATGACCGTAGGTTCTAAACAGTCTCGGCAGACTGAATTGCACTACTTCAGCTATGTCTTCCTCCACTAGGAGGCAACAATCATCGCCATCATCAGCTATATCCCATTGGTTAGGTTTCGCTCCTATGAGCTTCATTGCATCTGCAACCATGAGGATCATTAGGACGCAATTTCCTAATGCTGTGTTCATGTCGCCGCTCATTCGGCGACCTTCTGTCTCGTATTTGACCCCAGATTTAGTAAAGCACTTATTTCGAAGTTGCCAAGACAATATCTTCTGCAAATATGGTGAATCAAACACTCTATTGTATACTAGGTGTTCGACTTCCAATAGTTTGCGTGAACAATGTCCATCAAACCTCGAGCAGTCGAGTGCTA